CAAACGATCCTGTTCAGCCTTTATCGCTGACATTTTCGCGACCCGGTCTTCCTGAACCTTTCGCCATTGCCGCTCCAACCGAGTAGCGTTAATCGGGTCTTCTTCATAAAGACGATCCCAATCAGGCTGCTGCTCGATCTGTGCGGTGGACTGCAACTGCTGCTGTAAGGCCCCTAGAAGCGTCGCATACTGCGCCCGCTCTTGCCGGATGGCTTCAGCTTCCGCATGGAACGCCTTGCGTTCTTCCGCCAGTTGCTGCGTCTTCCGGCTATAGTCCGCCTGCCGCGAATACCCCCGCGCCAATTCGTCAAGCGTGACCTCTACTTCCTCGCCAGCGACCTTTACTTTGATCGACTCGGGAAGCCTTTCGTGAGGTTGCTCTTCGCCCTGGGCTTCGTCTTCACTTTCAGCGGTTTCCTCAACGGTTTCGTCAGAAGCCTGCGCCTCTGTTGCCTCCGTTTCGGTGCCCTCCGCTTGCGCTTCGGGCTGCTGCGCCTCACCGACCTGGGTGTCACCGTCATCGGTGGCCAGAATATCGGCTATGGCATCTTGTGCCTGGTGGATGCCGATCCCTTGTACGGGGTTGCCGGACGATTCAGACATCAAACTTCATCCTCTCTCAAAAACGCCTTTCGGCGATGGCTGCGGCCACTTTTCCGCTATCAATAACGGCTTGAAGCGCCCGCAAGAACTCATGCATCCCACGCATTGTCGCGTGGATATACTTCTGGTCAGCCTCAAATTTGGCGACCTTCCATTCATCAAACAACTGCTTCTCGACCAATTCCACCGCCGCCTTCAGCGTCGGATCATTCATCAGTCGGAGAGCGTCATTCCCCGCCGCAATCTGGGAGGCAAAATCAACCATAAGGACCACCCGCCATAGAACCCGGCGCCATATTGGCCCCCATCACTTGCGGCACCTGTTGACGCTGCATCATCTGCATTTGACGCATCGCCTCACGATCCCGCTCCATGGAAGCCCTGATCTGCGCCACATCAATCTGCGCGCCATAACGGGCCTGCATTTCCGCAATCTTCACCATCAGATCGGCTTCCATCTGATCGCGCTGCAAGTCGTCCTTGCGGACCATTTCCTCACGGCGCAATTCCAATTCAGCCGCCTTCTTCTGAATGTCAGCCTGGATCGCCGCCATCTGCGCCTGGGCCAGCATTTCTTCCGGCGAAGGCTTAGGCTGCTGCGGCGGCATTGGCGGCATCTGGGCCGGATCGCTGAAGAACTGCGTGGCGTCCTTATATCCAGAAAGCGCCAATATCTGCACCAGGGTATTCCGATACTGCGCCAAGCTGACCAGCGGATTATCAATCCCCGCCTGCTGCAAAATCTGCTCCTGCTTGGCAAGAACCGTGGTCAACACCGCAACTTTTTCCTGCTCAGTCCCACCACCAAGCGCGATATTGATAATCACATCCATATTGGCGTCCCAACTACGCGGATCAACCGGCACAAACTGCCCACGCAACCGCACCATGCGCTCTGCGCGCTGGTTCTGGACCGCTAACTTCAGCAAGCCCGTGAATAGCCGCTTCATGCCGCTTTCCGCAAAGATACGGGCAATCAACTCAATCCGCTGCTGGGAAGCCGATACAGTAGCCGCAACCGCCGCGCGGGTAGAGGACTGCAAACTATCCGCCGCTAAGCCAGCAGCGGCCTTGGTGATGCCCGTGCGGCTTTCCTTCATGGCGTCCATGTAGTCCAACATCGGAAACGCCTGCTGGCCCACAAACGGCATAGAGAATGGCTGAACCATCCCCGGCGCCCGCATACGGATAACACCACCCACTTCCGTATTCAGCACATCGTCAACATTAACCTGACCCTCGACCACGCCAACACGCGGATGGATCGCAAGCGCCAGGCTGTCCAGCATATTCCGCTGGATGTTGGACTTGATAAGCTGAATGTCCATCACCTGATCGGCGACAGACAAACCAAAGAACGTATGTGGCTCAGGGTCCGGGCAGAACACCGCGAACGGAATCATGTCCGCCGGTTCATTCCGCATAACCTCATAGCCCTGGCCAACCGTGCAAATGCGGCGCAGTTCCGCAATGCCATCGCCATCCATGTCGATCCGCACATAGGACTCAACATAGAGAACCTTCTTCGCCGCAATGTCAGAACGGTTAGCGAGTTCAATGGTAGCCTGCGGATTACGAATAAACCGCTCCTCATTGTCCTCCAACTCGTCAACTTCATTGGCGTAAGGCTCAACCTCGTCCTTCTCATACCCCATCGCCACCAACTCGCTCACCGTGGCAATACGGCGATGGGCCACAATTGACGCATCATCCAGGCTGATAGCGTCGCGGCTCACCAGCAATTCTTCGGGAGGCACCGCTGCAATACGCAGCCGCCCTTTGTCTTCCCGGCGCACCACACGCACATCATACATGGCTGGCCCCGGCAGACCAGTTTGCGGATCGACATCACCAGCGTAAGCCACCATAACCTGAACATCACAAGAAGGATCAGAATTAAGGACCGCCAGCGCCGTATCATCCAAGCCACTCATATCAACGGTTTGCACTTCAACCTGGGAATCCCAAAAGAACTTGATAATCCCCATCTTCCGCACCAAGGCGTCCTTGAAGGCGGAATAGAAAATCTCAAAACCCGGATTGTCCCGCGTCAGCACATAATTGATGTAATCCGTCGCCTGCTCCGCCGCCGCCACATCTTCGGCGCCATTGGGGGCAAACTCCACAATCTTCTGGCTACCAAAGAACACACGCATCAGGCTCGGCAAGATCGCCTGAACCGTGTCCCGCACATCACGGCTAACAACCTGGGAACGCCCGTCTTCCTCATTCCCAAATGGCGCACCACGGTAATACTCAGTCGCCATCGCCCGCAAAGGCGAAATGGTGTTATCAATGTAATCCACCGCATCGTCGATTTCCGAGGCGACAATTGCCTGAATGTCGATCTCATTCGGCAAGTCAGCGTCCATCCCCGCATCAACCGCCATATCGGTCATGCTCTCGGTGATGGTTTCGACCAAATCGGAAATCTTGGGGTCCATTGTCTATCCAATCAATCTTCTGATTCGGCCTCGGTTTCTTCCTCACTCTCGCGTGGAAGCATAACCTTTGCCATCAACACAACCTCACGCTGGCGCTTCGTCATTGCCTTCGTAATCGGCCCGCCAACTAACCACGCACTACACGTCCGCGACGCCGCGCACTTGAACTCCAACAATTCGCAATAACCCAAATTCGCCGCTTCAGACACTTCGGGCGCATACGTCTCATCGTTGCTCTCTTCTCCCTGGATGCCCTTAACAATACACGCCATCATTTCCGGGGTCTGGATGAACGCGGCGCAATTACCACACCGCATCGTCTTAGCCTCATCAGCAGTCGTATTCCATTCCTTCGCCCGGAGTTTCCAGAAGAAATCATCTTCTTCATTCGGGTTAGCAGGACCATAACCGAAATCCTTAAACGCACGGTCACGGTACTCCACATTTTCTTCAAGATCATAAGTCGCCTTCGGGCATTGCATCACACCAACTCCGTAACCGAAATAATCGGGCTACCCGCACCACCCCCCTTGATCGCCGCCAACTTCCAGCCAGGCTTTACAGCAAAAATCTCAACCCAGTTTGCGGGTAAAAGAGAGGATTCGTCCGTAGCTGTAGGGTTATGATTAATAGCAATATGCACATGGTTCCCCGTTGTCGCCACACGGATAGCCGTTGTCTGCGCCCCAAAAGCGGGGGTTTGTGTGCTGGTGGTGGGGTTATTGATCACATGGACACCATTCATCTCGAAAACCTGATGAATAACGTGCCCCGTATCATCTTTCATCTGGCGGCTCATTTGGATTTCTCCTTGTTACGGGCCGAAATAGCCTTTGCCTTCGCCTTGGCGTCCGCCTTACTGGAAGCACCCCACGCCTGCAACGATTTCAGCAGGGGCGTGGGTTCACCCTTCGCTTCCCGCTCCGGCCCCGGCGCATTACCCATGCGCGCCAGGAAACTCGCCCGGCGGGGATTGTCGCCAGATTTCACCGGGGGCTTCAAATTGGAACCAGGGTTTGCCGCCTCATAAGACCGGCGCCCGGCCTCATTCAGCCCGCCAGATGCAGCCTTGCCAGCTTTGCGGGTCCAGGCTGGGGATTTCATTCTTCACCACCCAGCAAACCAGAACCCAGATACGCCGCTGGCACCGCGCCAGCCAGTGGGATCATATTGCGCCGGTATAGATCGAAGGCTTCTTGCGGGCTGACGCCAAGGGCCTGGGCAGTGATCGAAAGGCGGTCATTTAACAATTCAGGCACCGTTTTCGCTTCAGAAGCCAACCCGGTGCGGTTCCCATAAGAGAACCACATCAAAGCTTGCGCGTCAGCAGGCGTCAGGCCAAGCCTATTCCCAACTTCAGATGTGATGTCCGAATAGATTGGATATTCGGTTGAAACTTCCTGCCCCCGCACCCCTTGCCCACTAGGCCGCGCCACCAAAATTTCACGCAACTCGGCATCACTCATGCCGCGAACAACACCCTTATCATCGGGCGTGTATGCGGCTTTATATTGATCATATAGCTTCTTCGTTTCAAAAGAAGACGCCGGAAGTTGACCTGGGTTCATGTCATTATAAAGGATATTGATGGCGCGCACGTTATGAACATCCGCAGTGACGCCACTCAAATCGCCAGCGATATTGCGCCCAAACACACTAGGCTTGGGGTTCTGCGCCAGGGTGGCGGTGCCAGTCAAAAGCCCCTGCGTTAGTGCTGGGTGCTGATCATAGATCATCCCATAACCAGAACCGGGGCCAGTTGCCGCCTGCACACTCGCCGCATCAATCGGCAATCCACGCGCCATTCGGTTTTGAAGGAATGCTGAGTTTAAGACATTTTGCTCAGTGTCAGTGCGGGGGCTTGTCCCAGCAATGGCTTGGGCTTCCTGTTGGATGCGCCGCAAAGCCTCCTGGGGGCTTACACCACGTTCCACAAGCTGATCATACATTGGGCGCATATTGTAGAAAAACGCAGCCCTGGCCGCTTGCATCTGTTCCGGCGTTGCATTCTCTACACCCTCGCCCCGCATGATCCTGGCGATAGGCGCCAGTTCGCCCGTGATCCGCTCATAAACCGGCCCATAATTCTCCGCCAATGTCGCAGCAGTACCAGCCCCAGCGCGAGAACCTGGAAGCTGCAATGGCTTACTAGACCCAGCACCAAGATTCTCAAGACGCAAAGCATCAACCTCACGCCCAATAATCTGCGGGACACCCTCAAGTGTTTTTCCTAATTGCGGCGGCTCAAATACCGTGTCTCCAGCCTGCGGCTTTAATCTTTCAGAAACCGGCAACGTCATCTGCTGGCGCCGGAAATCCAATACCCGCTGCGATAACTCATTGGCGCGTTCCAAATCAGCACCACTCAAAAGCGGAACACCAGCGCCAGGCTGTGGGGCTGTGGCCCGCGCCATCGCTGCCGCCGGGTCCATCGTCGTGCCCGCTGCCCGAGCCGTTGGCGTAGCTTCTGATGCGCCGCGCATCGCGGCACCCCCGGCGCGCCCAACCATCCCCGCAATCGGAATAGCCCCCAGCAACCCCGCACCCATGGCGCCAGCACCACCCACCATGCCGCCAATATCGCCGCGCATAGCTGATCTGCTGATCTGCTCAGAACCCGCCAAAGCATCCTGCAAAGAACCACCTGGCGAAACAACCTGGGCCACATCGGCAGTTGCCTGTAACGGATTGGACCGCACATAATCATAAGCCTGGCTCAACAACCCAGGCAGGGTAGAAAATAGAAACCTCTGCCGTGGGTCAACCGTTTCAGACATTGCAGCCCTCAAAAATCATGTCCAAGGCCCCAATCGGCAACCGCAACACAACCGCCGCCGCATCCATGACCCCGTAACTAAATAACACATTTTCCGGGGTAATTACCAACCCCGAATTGAACTCAATCTGCTCCGCCTCAAACAAGAAAATGGGGGACACCCGCGTCACATCCCAAGTATCCGCATCATACTCCACCAGCCTATGCGCGTAATAAATCGGCTTCTTGCCATTCTTCTCGCCCATGCGGCGATGCAAACAAGTCACCAAACGGCCCTTATGCGGTACAATCTGGCTGGAACCACTCCACCCCACCAAATCTGCCCGACCATCCCCGTAAAACATGGGTTCTAACACCGGGCTACCGCCAAACTTGTACACAGAAACCGGGCAAAACCAATGCACTAGCTTCAAATCTTGCCCATCTACATAAATGCCCCAGTTTTTTTCCTTTTTCTCGCCATTTGGCGACAAAAGCACCTGTTTCTCCGTCATAACCGGGGAAACTGGCGCCAAAACCATCGTGTTTGCATCATTTCGGCTGGAATGCCCGCTGGCCAAACCCCACCAGGCCCCCTTCCAGGCAAACAGCCGCATATCCTCCAAGCCGTCTTTGCAGACCAGGGACTGCCTGATCTCCGTATCGTCGATCTGGACCGCTGATAACTGCGCCAAGCTGGCGGTATCCATCTCCACCAGCCAATTTACCGTATCCGGCGCACTACCCTTGATCCAAATGGAGCCACTGGGCAACAGACGATAGTTCAACGTGCGGACCACCGCCCTGATCTTGTCCCCATCCCACGCAATCGATGGATTACAAGCCGCCATTTCACTAGGCAGCTTGATCTCCACGCGCTCCGCGCCAGGAAACTGGCTTAAAATCACGCCACTTTCTCAAACAACATCAGCGTATTCCGCCCCCAAGGGGCAGGCTTGCGCCGCGTTGTCTCCTGAAACATGGCGCTCTCCACCACCAAATTACGGAACCCATGCTGGCCAAACTTCTCCACCCAGTATTCCGCCGTCTGCTCATTCACATGATGGTGCCCACCCTGGCCGGGCACCGCATGACACATCAACACACGATCCGCACACCGCATGGTGGCAAACCAGTTATCCTCATACTTGGCGTCAACGTGTTCCACAAACTCCGTGGAAATACACAAGTCAAACCGCTGCCCAACGTCCAGTGGTCCCTTGGTATAATCATGCAAGATAATCGGGCCGCACTTCGCCTTCAGAATAGCGTCGGGGTGCCCCTCTACCCCCAACACCCGGCACCCCATGTCCTGGAACCACTTCAGATTGACCGCCGTGCCACACCCGACATCAATCACA